CCTATTCAACCAAACGACGTTCGCCCAGATGCAGCAAGTGCAACTCTTTCAGAATCAGTCACCACAAGAGTAGCGGGTCGTCTAGCCCCAACATTAGACAATCACATCATCGCTCTTTCAGGATGGAACGGTTTTCCACAATATTCACCAAACACAGCAGGTGAAGATGTAGCAGGTTCAGTTGACTACGTACTTGTACCTTCAGTAATTGGTCTAACAACAGCACTTGCAACTGATGCAATGAAGGATGCAACACTTGTCCCTACAACCGCAACAGCAGCAACAAACGCAGCATCAACAATCACAGCAGTTTCACGTACAGGTACAACAGCAACACTTACCTCATCAGGTGCTGGTGCTAAGTACCCAGTAGGTACAAAGATTACTGTTGCGTCTCTTGTAGCACCAGATGATGTACTTAATGGTACATACACAGTTACAGCAGTTGGTACAAACACTGTTTCATACACAACAACAACTTCAGGAGCACTTTCAACAGGTTCACTTACTGTTGCTGGTCTTACAGGTGTTGCTGGAACAATCAAGACACAGAGCATTGCAGCAGGTGCAAACACTATCTCTGCAGGTGCAGCAGTAACAATTACACCGTTTGCAGCAGCATCATAATCTGTTAGGAAATTAATATGGCTCGTGTAGCAGGCGGCAAGAGTGGTCGTGGTAAACGACGCTCTATGCCGTCTGCTCAGGAGTTAATGGGAGATTTAAGTCGCCAAGTATTTGGCGAAGAGTTTAAGGGTGCTCCTACAGCAGCATCTACAGCAGAGTTCAGAGCCATGCGTAATATTATGGAAGATGACTCTAAGGGCTTAGATTACTTTTTGTTTGACAATGAAAGAACAGATTACAATAACTTGGCTGGGTTACCAAGTTCCATGGACACCTCTTATGGTCGTCAGTTTGTTGAGTACAACCCACTTACAGGAGATGAAAGTATTCCTGGGTATTTTGGCCCTCAACTTGAAGAAGATGAATCTCCAGCACCCTTGACTGTTGTTCCAACTTCTACAACAAACCCAGAACGCCCACGCACAGTAGCGGCTGGTTATGACGCAGATGAAGAGAAGTTGACTGTAGTTTTCCGTGATGGAACGTTTTACAATTACTACGAAGTAGATGAAAATGAATGGGCAGCGTTTAAGGCTAACCGTTCTAAGGGCGCAATTATTTACCGTATGCTTGACTTTAAACCTCGTGGTCCAGCAGATGTATCTAGCGTATCTCAGGCTGCTAGAGAAGCGTATTACCGATTCTCTCGTGGCGCTCAAGTACACTCAAAGGGTAAAGCCAAGGGACAAACCAAAACCACATACAAAACATTAGGACAGAACAACAAACAAAAGAAAAGGTAGTAATGCCAAAGGTACACAACATCGGTCCAGTATTTGTTCAAGTAACTAAATTCCCCTACGAATGGGGTAGCAAAGTGGTTGTTCGTGGTTGGACCCAGGAAATTGAAGAACCATTTAGAACTTCTAAACCTTTTATACTAAGATTACCTAAGTTTAAGGCACTAGTCTGTGGTCGTTGGACTGGCGTTAAAGACGAAGAAGAAGCATTATCTGTAGCATTAGAAACACGGGAAGTGACATACGATGATTTTACGGAAGAAGCAGGATGGACACCAGCCCCAGACTCGGATAGAGAAGAGGGTGGCGAAGATTTCAACACCAGACTTGGTGCAATGGATGGAACACTCAATGTTCACGATTGGGAAATGCATCTCCGCTTGGCAGAAGAACCCAAGTGACGAAATGCTTGATGAAGTAGTTATGGGTGCAGAAGCATTCCATGCCATCGCTAAAGAGTTGAGACGAAGAAACTAATGTGTTACGCTTTGCTTGCTTTACCTCTCTCTTGGTCAGGCGACGGCCCACGCAAGTGGGTCTCGCTATTTACGGAGTAAAATGAATACGTATGATGACGATAAGTTTGAGGAAATTAATCCTGAGTTCTATTTAAACGACGAGAACTTAGCGCCTGAAGAAGTTGTTGAAGAGTTAGACGAACTATCGCAACAATTTGTTGAAAAACTAATTGATAAAATTTTAGACTTCTTAAAAGTCCTTGTAGGACATGACCTTCACGCATACCAAAAGCCTTTAGCACGTCGCATTATTGAGTCAGTAATTATTAACGACGGCGAAGAAATCACAGCGCTTGCATCACGTCAGTCAGGAAAGTCAGAGACAGTTGCTGACACAGTAGCCACACTTATGGTTTTGCTCCCACGTCTTGCAAAGTTGTATCCAGATTTGCTTGGAAAGTTTAAAGATGGTTTATGGGTTGGGTTGTTTGCACCTACTGAGTCTCAGGTAGAAACTCTTTTTAGTCGTGCTGTTACTCGACTTACGTCAGAGCGTGCAGTAGAAATTATGGGAGACCCAGAAATTGACGATGCTGCAGCACGTGTAGGCGGTGTGACTCGACAGATTAGACTTAAGAAGTCTGGTTCAACTATTACGATGATGACTGCAAACCCTCGTGCAAAAATTGAATCTAAGTCTTTCCATTTGATTGTAATTGACGAGTGTCAAGAAGCAGATGACTTCGTAGTATCTAAGTCAATTTCTCCAATGCTTGCGTACTACGCAGGAACAATGGTTAAGACAGGTACTCCAACAACAAGTAAGAACAACTTCTACCGTGCTATTCAATTAAACAAACGTAGACAAACAGGTCGTGGTTCACGTCAAAATCATTTCCAATGGGATTGGAAAGAAGTCTCAAAGTTCAACGCTAACTACGAAAAATTTATTAGAAAAGAAATGCTCCGTATTGGAGAAGACTCAGACGAGTTTCAGATGTCGTACTGCTGTAAGTGGCTTCTTGAACGAGGTATGTTTGTTACGTCCACAGTTATGGATAGATTAGGTGACACATCTTCAGAGTTGGTAAAGTCTTGGCACAAGACACCTGTGGTAGTTGGTATTGACCCTGCACGTAAAACTGACAGCACTGTTGTAACTGTAGTGTGGGTTGACTGGGATAGGCCAGATGAGTTTGGGTACTTTGAACACCGTGTTCTTAACTGGCTAGAAATTCAAGGGGACGATTGGGAAGAACAGTATTTTCAGATTGTTAACTTCCTTGAGAACTACGATGTTCTTGCTATTGGGGTGGATGCTAACGGTGTTGGTGACGCAGTAGCCCAACGTCTAAAACTTCTTATTCCTAGAGCGGAAGTAACCGCCCTTACATCTTCTCCCTCTGAACAGTCAAAGCGTTGGAAACATTTGCAGGCGTTAATTCAAAGAGAAATGATTTCTTGGCCCGCCCATGCAAAAACACGGAGATTGCGTACTTGGAAGCGATTTGTGCAGCAAATGACGGATGCAGAAGTCCAATACAAAGGTCCTAACTTTCTTGTAGCCGCCCCAGATGAAGCCTATGCCCACGACGACTTTGTAGACTCTTTATCTATTGCTTGCTGTTTAACTGAGTCTTTGGTTATGCCAGAAGTAGTGGCTTCTTCAAATCCTTTTTTCTAGTTCAGCAACATAAATAGGCCAAAAGGTAGGAAACTTTTACCTGGAATGGCCTTCCTATTTATCCTTAAGGAGTAAACATGAGTATCTCACCAGCACCTCAATTTCCAGAGCGTGCACCCCATAACTACGAAGTAAAGGGCGCAGACAACGCAACACGTCGTGGTCCACTTCGCTTTGAAGAAGGAATCGCAACAGACACAGACGTTCCAAGCGAATTCCAAAAGGGCATGATGCAGGGTTACATTCCTGCTGCAGGACGCCCTAACCGTAACGCAAACGTATTCGAGAAGCCTGCTGCTGAAACTCTTGCTGAGCGTGCCCACGTGGGTTCTGCTGCATGGGTAGAAGCACCAACATTCTTGGGTGAGTTCGCACACGGAACACACAACGATTATGCTGCTCAGACAATTGAGACAGTTGTTCGTTCAGGCGGACGCACACAGCGCACATCCGCAACAGTCGTAAACGACTAAGTTAAGACAGACATCTGATAGCCCCCACACTAGTGTGGGGGCATATCGGGTTATAGAGAGGAGATAGTTATGGCGAGTAAACCAGCGAACCCCAAAATGTGGGCGATGATTGTCGCACAGGCAAAAGCAAAGTACTCCAACTATCCAAACCCAGGTGCATCAAACTGGGTTCATAAGACTTATGTACAACATGGTGGTCGCTTCATTGAGACTACAGAGCAAGACCGTAAAATGGGTATTGCAAAGAAGAAGCACGAAAAAGAAAAATTAGAAAAAAGAAGTAAGACTGATAAAGATAAAACAGATAAAAAGTCTTCAAAGAAGGATAAAGGCAAGAAGTAATGTCATTCATGGACTTCAGTCCTCCGTCGTATAGGGCTGCATCATCAGACTTAACCATTTCGGTTTCACCACTTGGTTTGGTTGAACTTGCTGACGAAGAGTTTGAAGTACATGGTCCACGCCTTAATCGTTACTCACTTAACTGGGCAATGTACCTTGGTCACCATTGGGGCTACCGCCGTGAATCTGGCGAAATGCAACTTACAGTTAATTACTACCGTGCGTTTAACGACTTTTTAGCACGCTTTGTATTTGGTAAAGGTGTTCACTTCCGTTCTCCTAAAGCAACAGAAGCAATTGTTCCAGACCGCCTAGAGCGTATTTGGGAAGTAGACAACGACAAAATGCGTGTTCTTCTTGAAATGGGTCAACAAGGCGGAATTACAGGCGACTGCTTTGTAAAGATTGCTTACGAAGAAGGATGGCAAGATTCAGCAGGAGGAGCACACCCAGGTCGTGTTCGTATTCTTCCAATGAACTCTTCTTTCTGTTTTCCTGAGTTTCACCCTCATGACCGTTCACGACTACTTCGTTTTAAGCAGAAGTACCGTTTCTGGGGCACATCTCTAGAAGGTACTCGCCAAGTATTTACTTACACTGAAATTCTTACTGACGACACAATTGAAGAATACATCAATGATGAATTGATTGATTCTCGTCCAAATCCACTAGGACTTATTCCTGTGGTACATATACCTAATGTTCCTGTTTCAGGTTCACCGTGGGGTCTCGCAGACGCACACGACATCATCACACTAAACCGCTCTTACAATGAGATATCAACCGACATTGCAGACATCATTAACTATCACGCTTCCCCTGTGACAGTTATTGTTGGTGCAAAAGCCTCTAATCTTGAAAAGGGTGCTAAGAAGGTTTGGGGCGGTCTTCCAAAAGATGCTCAAGTCTTCAACCTTGAGGGAGGTGCTGCAGGAATTCAAGGTGCGCTTTCATACCTTGAACTCTTGAAGCGTTCTATGCACGAAATCATGAACATCCCAGAAACCGCACTGGGTCAAGTTCAACCTATTTCCAACACATCTGGCGTTGCACTTTCAATTCAGTATCAGCCATTAATGAACCGTTGGTCGCAGAAGACTTCTCAATACGGTAAAGGATTAGAGCAGATTAACGAACTGGCTCTTCGCACACTGTTCT